CTTTCAGCAGGCGGTAATGTGTTTTTTGCCTTCTTACTGATTTCTCTTACTTCCATGAAATATTCCCTTTTGTCAAAGTTTTCTTTTATTTCTGTGTTCAATAACCGTTTTTTTCATATGACAATTAGCACATAGAATCTGTAAATTTTTTAATTCCAAAAGTCCGCTTACCAATCTTCTGAAAATTTTGGTATTACAAGTTCTTTGCTTACAACTTTTATTAATTGGTTCTATATGATCAATTTGCAAAACATCATAATCTGATATTCCACATTTTTCACATGAACCTCCTAATAAATCCAAAACCTTGATTCTATTTTTTTCGTATTTTCTTCTTTCATATGCTCTTTGGTCTTCTTTTGATTTGTATGGCATGCTCACCTCTCCAAACCATTATATAAGAGTAGAGACATAAAGTCTCTACTCTTAATTACTTAAGCATTAGTAATTGCGTTATTGAAATCAGCTTTGAATGCCATTACAACCATGTGAGCTTCAGCAGGTCCAACCACATTGATTCCTAAATTCATGACATATTGAGCACGATTATCAAACGAATCCACCAAGTTAGTGCCTGGAGGACTTTGCGGAATAGTTGCACTGCCATTGAAGGGAACAACTCCGGAACCTGCAGGGAAGCAAGTAGCTGGTGAATGTCCACTTGAAAATGCTGCCGAAAGAGGCTGAGCAAATGCAGTGAATCCTGTGGTGTCATAATCAATAACGATTGATGATTCCGTTGCAGAATTTATTACCGATAGAACTCTAGGAGCACCTGGCTTATTACCAAATCCATTTTGAGGATATGGAGGAGAACCAGTTAAGTTATTCAACTGGGTCATTCCATATGGCACAGGAATTTGGAAATCAACAAGTTCACCAGGAGTAAAGTCATGCTTACGAGCAAAGTAAACTTTAGCTTGGGTAGCTTGTGTGATACCAATAACATACTGTTTACTTGGATACATAAATCCAGGATAAACCTTTTGATAAAATCCTGTTGTACCGTTTACAACAGAAAATCCTGCACCAGCAGCAGTAGCAAAATATCCAAGAGTAAAACTTACTCCTGCACTGATTGCTGTGATTTGATATAAAATAGGACCGCTCAATTCTTGAGCACCTACGATATTAATCAATCTCACCCAGTCGCCAATGGCAAGACCTGTTGTTGTTCCTGTGAGAACAACGCCAGTTGTACCATTAACTCCTGTAACTGCAACTCTTGCATATGTGGGAGGGTTTGTTTGATCTATGAAGGTAAAACCTCCACTAGTACCAACATTTGAAGAAAGAGCGTTAGTTGTCATTGCTTGGTCCATTGCAATAAACGAACCTTGAGCCATAGAACTAAACCACTCTGATTCAACTGAAGTTACAGCTGTAGTATCACCCCAGTCTGTTAAATTCTTGACAAAAACCCAATCCGGTTTATCTGTCATCGGAATATCAACAGCAACAGGCGTAGCAGGATTTGTGTAATCCCATTTTCCAATAAAACTATATGGCAACATAATATACCTCCTTAAATCCCTGTGGAACGTAGGTTCTGAATCCAGAGATCGTTGGTGATACATTGTCCTTGATAGAACGAGCAACCAGCGGTATGACGAAGCATACATGGGTCATTGTTATATCCAGGAGGTAGGTAGATAAAGCGAGCTTTACCACCTGCTTGCCACACAACTTTATAAGATTCTTTAGCCGCAACGAAGCAGTTAGCAATGTCATTACCAAGCATTGAAGCATTTGGTGAGACAGAACCTTGCTCTGAAACGAAGAATCTAATGTTATTAGCTCCCCCAATCTCTGTAGAAAGGGTTTGGCTGATATTTGGATACTGGAATTTCTTGACGAACCCAGTCATGTTATAGAGCACAGGGATCATACGTGTCGTTAACATGCAACCATAGGCGTCACCAATCGGACTTGTGCCGAATTTCAGGTCCGCTTCCACGATGTTTGTGATGTATTCAGCAGAGTTGTTCTGCAAAATAGTAAACACATCATCCACGTCGCTAATAGACATTTCAGTTGGGATATCCCCGTTAACCCCACCTACGGAATTTATCACCGAGGCAGAACTTTCGAGATTATCGCGCTGGAGGGCGTCCTGAGTTTCTCTTAATGACTGACCTAAACGGGCTGCAGCACTATTGAGAACAGGATCTTCGTTGGTGATAGTAACTTGACGTGTTAATACGATATAAGTCGCATACACACGTACACGGCAATCCACATCAACACGATTAAGTGATTGGGGTGGTGGGTTGTTCTGTGCATCATCAAGAGGCACTTCGAATAGATCAAGACGGTCGTATCTCGACTGTCTATCAATAAAGCCATTATTATCTGGCAACTCGACAGGTGTAGCAAACAACTGGTGAATCAAGTTGTGCTCTGGAGTTGACAGTAACTTGGCGTTGTAACGTTGCTGAATCTGTGGAGGCAGCGACGCAATTGAAACTGTCATTTAAGGTTTCCTTTGATGGGTTTATCCCATCTCTGGAACCGAATTGGCTAGGGCTGCATAACCGTGCATTTCTCGATATAAGTCCTTCTTCATAGCATCAGTTAACTTGAAGGCTTGAGCGATAGGACGTTTATCAAACGCCGCAGGCGATGGCACAGACTTCTCAGCCTTTGTAATTGCCTTATCTATCTCTTTCTCTCTTCTTGACTCTGGTACTTTCTGAACGAAATTCATCGCTTTAATGTACTTATAGCTTTGCATCCCAATCTTATAGGGGTCTTTTAGGTCCGCTATCGTCTGCGCCAACTCCGGTTCTTTTTCTTCTAATAGAGATAAAGTTTCTGGATTGACGACCTCGGAAAAATCTGAATACTGACGATTCAAGCGGTCTAAGAACTGACTGTCATTTTGCTTTTTGAAATAGGATTCTACTTCCTTTTTAGCAATTTGTTCGGCGTACATCTGAGCCTTCTTCTCAACAAGCCTTTCTACTTTGCCTTTCGGAATAAACTCTTCAGCACCGATACTGTCAAATTCGTCGACTTCTTGCTTTTCGAGAGGCTGTGCAACTTTTGCTTGCAACATCCTTTCAAACATGTCATCGCGTTCTTTCAGTCTTCTTTCTAGATCGGCATTTTTGATGCGCATTGCTTTCCAATTCCGCTCGTCAGCTTCTTGTTTGGCTTTTGCTGCATCATTTACTTCATTGACATGGCTTTCAACCGGAGGTGCTACCTCGTGGACTTCGCTATTTAGGTTTTCATTTTCCGTCATGAATATTCCTTATGTTGATGTGGTGGGCTAGTACCACTTTTGACGCCTTGGCGTTGAGCTAGTACGCCTTTTGTACGCTCTTCTTGACAATGGTGAATAAAAAAGTTATATGTCTAGTAAAATTTGGATTAACATGATCTGTGAGAAGTGTTTTAGAGAGAAAGACGACAAAGATTTTATCAATAACAATACGATTTGTTATAAATGCGTCTTTGAAATAAAGATGAAAGCTAGCAATCCCAGCATTCAAAAAAATGTATGCAGGGTATGCTCGAAAGACTTTTATGGTGATAAAAATGCAAAGAAAAGACAAAGGAATGTCTTCTGTTCTGAGGAATGCGCCCTAAAAGGGCACAAAGAATTGTCTAATAATCATTGGACTAGGAAATTACGCAAGAATCCTTCTGTGAACTTGTAGATGTATGCATAGAGACTGTTTTTTCTTCTGGGTTTGCCTTGGAGATGAGAAGGTCACCACAAAATAGAGGATTTGCTTTCCAATTACCCATGTCATCCTTTGTAAAGCCATAGTATTCTAGCCTGTCATGCTCCCAATGTCTAAACATCTGTAATTCTTCTTGCTCATGTTGTTTAGGTCTTAACTCAGGAGTATTGAGCATGTTGATCATCTCAAAACGCGCAGGAAGGTTCCAACAGAAGAAAATCTCATTGGATGATGGAACTACCTTATAGACCATGGTATCTGCTTCTGGATAGGGTCTGTATTTAGTTTTTATGAGTCTGCGTATCAAAGCATTCTTCATCTGGAGGTCTTTCTTTTCATAAACGGTAATATAGAATAAACGACCTTCAAACTCTTCAGTGCCTCTGACAA